AGGTCGAAGTCGTCCGCGATCCCCCGCTCCATGGTGATGGGCGGGAAGGTCGCCAGGCCGGGGCTGTTGTGCGGGTGCAAGCGCCCGCCCTCCCGGTGTTCCACGTTCGCCACCTCCGCCGAAAGCTCGCTGCATCGCGTGAACGCGGCGCGGGCGATGCCCTCGATTTCGATGACGTACTTGAACTTCTTGTAGAAGTTGGTCGGTGTCGGCATAGCTCTCCTCCTCCTAGGCCGCGATGCTCTCGACGTAGGCCCTGGTGTCCTGGGTGACGACCACCACGATGTACTCCATCGGCTTGTTCGTCGCCAGGCCAATGCGGATGGTCATGATCCCCGCGAACACGTTAGCAGGCGGGTTCAGCTGCTCCGACACATCGACGTAGAACGCCGTCGCCGGGTCGGTGGTGCGGAAAGCGCCTTTGTTCATCTCCCTGGTCAGGAACGCCGTGATGATGCGCTTGGCCATCATCCGGTACTCCACCGTGTTCGGGCGGTGCTTCAGGATGATCAGGGCCTGCTTGATCGACTTCTCGATGAAGATCACGCCCCGCCTCTCCGCGACGTTCGGGAAGTTGGACGTGGACTTCAGCGTGCGCCCGCCGTCGATGTGCCAGGGCGTGCTCGGCAGCTTGGTGATCGGGTTGATCCGCTTCGGGTAGACCAGGTCGCGGATGCGCTCGTCCAGGACTTCGTGCTCGTCGTGCCCGGTCGGGTCGTCCTCGATGCCGATCTGGCCCCGGATGACGCCGAAGTTGTGCATGATGCCCGCCGGGGACTCGTAGATGCCGCCCAGCCGCTGGTCGTTTCTGGCGTACAGACCGGCGATCCAGCCCGACGTGTAGACGGTCAACTCCTCGCTGTCACCAAAGACCGCCACGCTCGGGTTGGGCACCTTGATCCTGGGCCAGTAGATCGCCGCGAACTCGGTCAACTCCAGCAGGCTCGCGGTCGTCTCGACGTAGGTGACGATCTGCTGGGCCGTCTGGTTGGCCGGGCAGTCGAGCACGCAGAACATCGAGCCGTTCCGGTGCGTCTCGGCGTAGGTGACCATCCCGTTGTGAATGATGCTCGTCGCCTTGCCGGGGACGATCAGGATCGTCCCGCCCTCGACGCGGTCGAAGCAGTACAGCCCGGTCGGCCCAGCCTCGTTGCCGATGTAGTCGGCGTCCACCAGCCCCACCAGCCCGTCGTCGCCGCCGACCATGGTGTAGGTGCCGTTGGCCGGGCGCTTCAGCAGCGCGGCGTAGGCCAGCAGCTGGTCGGTCACCGCCACCAGGTCGCTGCCCAGGTTGGCGTCGTTCACGACCGTCTCGACGTAGTTGCTCGCGCCGACCTCCATGGTCAGGTTGGGGAACGTCTCCTGGACCACGCCGCCATCGAGCACCTGGAGGTTGAACTGGGCCGCGTCTCCGCTGGTCGCGTTGGCGATGACCACGGACACGTCGCTGTTGTCGTAGGGCGTCTTCCCGGCGCACAGCAGCGTGTTCTCCGGGGTGGCGTCCGCGCCGTTGTGGACCGCGTTGTCCAGGTCCATCTTGGCCACGCCGTCCACCGTGCTCGCCGGGTCGATCTGGATGCTGGCCACCAGGCCGGTCTGGATCGTCTGGTAGGTCAGCGTGCCGGTGCCGTTGACGATCACGTCCACGTCCGCGATGGCTCCCTCGACCAGCGCCTCGACCTCGGTCCCCAGGACCGCGTGGATGTTGCCCACGTTGCCGGGGCCGACGATCAGGCCGGGTGTGAACAGCAGGATCGGGAGCGCCGTGCCCCCGGTGATGTCCAGCGTGAAGTTGGTGCCCTCGCCGTCTGTCTGGATCTCCAGCCCGTAGGGTCCGGGGGCCGCTCCGGTCAGCACGCACTTCGCGCCGGTCAGGTCGGCGTTGATCCTGGCCGCGACCTCCAGCGCCGTCGCCGCGCCCGGTGCCAGGAAGTCGGTCGGCTGGAAGGTGACCGTCTGGAGTGCGCCGTTGACCAGCACGTCCAGCGTCTCGCCGCCGACCAGCGCGAACGGCTCGGTGGTCGGGGCGTTGTTCTTGGTCGCCGCCTGCCCGTTGAACGTCACGACGGTCGGCCCGCCCAGGTTGGTGGTGATGTCGATGTGATCGCCGTCGTCCAGGTTGAACGGTCCGACGTTGCCGGTCGTCACCTCGGCGGGCGATGACGCCGTGCCGGTTGTCTGGAGCATCACCGAACCGGCGACCGCCGTGCTCGTGGCCGGGTTGGTCAGGTCGGTGAAGTGCGTGGTCCGTGTGACCCACAGGAACACGCCGCCGTTGTAGAAGAACCCGTGCGCGGCCAGCGCCACCTCGCTGTCGGCGGTGAACCCGCCGAACACCTTGAGGTATTCCTCAAACGAAGTGACCAGCCGGGCGTCGGCCACCGGGCCTCGCTCGGTCACGCCGCAGGCCAGAGTGACGGCGCTCGGAAGCGCGGTCACCGCCGGAATCTTCGGCTCCTCCTCCAGGATCACGATTTTGCTTGCCAGTAGCTCCGTGGATGCCATGTCTTACCCTCCGTGCAGGGGTTGTGGTTTTACTTGCTCGACTTGCCCTTGCTCTTTCCGGTCTGCTTCTTCTTCTCGCTGGTCTGGTCCTGGTCCGTACTGGTCTTGGGCTGCTCCTGGGCCTTGGCGGGTGCCGCCGCAGCCTTCTTCTCCGCAACCTCCTTGATGACCAGCCGCACGGTCGGCCTCGGCTTCGCGTTCGCAGCCGCCTCGATCTCAGGGGCGCTGGCATACGCTTCGGGCAAGCCGGTGAGCAAACCACCCGCCCGCAGATGCAGGGCAAGCGGCTTCCCATCGACGCACTGGCAGCGTCCTAGTCTGATGCACACGGGATGGTGGGGCAGGTTGAAGGTGCGCGGCCTGCGCTCCAGATTCTCGATGGACAGCTTCTTCATTTCTCGGTCCTCCGTTCCTATGGCCCACTCTGCGTGTTGACCACGGGATTGCCACCGTTCACCGTCAACTCCCGTCCCCGTTCGACTATCGTACCAGACTCGTCGTCGATATGCACGCCTCTGATTCTACACATAGTCCTGAAATTTCGCAGGTCGTCAAGTGCGGGTGCCGTATTGTAGTCTGGCTGATTTCCAAACGGCATGTCCAGTTCGTAGCTCACCTGGCCTCGCGCAGGGTCGCTGGGGTCCACGTCGATGGTGATATGGATTATATCGCGGAACAGCAGAACAATGGCCTGCCCCATGGCGAACAGGTGCCTGCTGTTCTTGGCCCACCCGATGATGTCGAACTCCATGTCCACGGTCACCGGGAACTTCCGCCTGAAGTAAAGCTCGGGGTCGCTCGGGTCTTCCTCGACCTCCTCGCGGTTGCAGCTGTAGAAGCGGTTGAGCACCGTGCGCGGCCCGGCCAGGTGGATCACCGGCATCTCCGCCCACAGGTGCTCGTCTGTCGGCGGGTCGTCGCTGTAGTCCCTGGTCACGGTCAGGTGGACGTTGGACATGACGTGCCGCCGCAGCAGCTTGATCAACTCCTCGACCAGCCGCTGCTGGTATGGTTGGGCCGTCATCACTGGACGGTTCACCGCGAACCCGTCCACCAGGGTCACGTTCTCGCCGGGTATCTCCACCCCGCTGTCGTCCAGGTTGGCCACCCGCACGTCGTACAGGACCGGCCAGGTCACCCCGTCCGGGCCTCGGTACTCTGGCACCCGTGCCAGAATCCCGGTGTCATAGATCGCGTGCGCCCACTCACTCTCGACGCCGTCGAACTGCACGCTGACCGTCTTCTGGGCTGGTCCTCCCAGGTAGCCGGTGGGCGGCGGCGGCGGCGGCAGGCGGAAATTCGTACCGTCGATCCGAACCAGGTAACCGCCCTTCGTGTTGCCGGTCGGCGGGTCGATAGCTGTGATCGTTGGTACGGCCATGGCTCTACTTTACACCATGCGCGGCCAGACCCGTAAGGACGTTCTTCTTGAAATCTTCCTTTGCCGTCCGCGTCCAGAGCTTGTAGCCGGGTCGCAGCCATGGCCGCGCCGGGATGCCGGGGTGCTGGATCGCCGTCTTCGTTGGGGACAGCGGGGCGTTGAAGACACCCGCCGCGACCATCGCCATCCACCAGCGGCGCATCTTGTCCGTCACCGGGATGACAAACGGCTTGGTGCCGAACTCGTGGATCTCAGCGATGTTCGCAAGCTCCTTCCCGTCCTTGCTTCGCGCCGACCTGTGGACGCCGACGAACACGGACAGGCCGTGCAACTCCCACACCTTCACCGACCGGATCATCGTGGCGGAGTCGATCAGGGCCTTGCTGGACTTCATGCCGCCAGCACCCCTGGCACCTCTCAGCGCGATGGTGATCGGCTTCAGCGGCTTGATGCTGTCACCGCCTGGGGCCTGCGCTCGCAGACCGCTCACGATGATCTTCCGTAGCTCGTGCCCCTCTTTCAGCAGTGCCTGGCGGAGCACCTTGGACGTGACGACGGCGGCGCGGCGCATGGCTCCCATCAGCCGCTGCCCACCCTGGACCTGGAGCCGCAGACGAATCCCACCAGCACCGCCACCTGGAGGCATCAGCCAGCACCTCCCTGGCGCTCTGGCTTGCAGGACAGGATCACCAGGTTGAACCTGGCGATTCCGCCGTAGTTCAGGCCGTGCCCAGCCTGCTCCACCGTCTCGATGTACATGCCGCCGTCCGCCTCCGGGAACGCCACCTGGAGGTTGCCAGCGATGTCAGTGATCTTCTCGATGCGGTCGCCTGGTCGAATGATCGGGTTGCCGTCCGCGTCCAGCAGGCCCTGGTTCTCCAGGTCCGGCATGTGCAGGGTCAGCACCACGGTCGTGTTCTCCTGGTGGCCGCTCCTGTACAGCTGGTCCATTCCCCAACCGCGACGGTCCACCTGGCAGGGTACTGACAGGGCCGCGTGCTCTCGGCGCGAGTCGCCGCCGAACTGGGAGCCGTCCTCAGTGGGCAGGGTGTCCCCGAACACGTCGTCGTACCCGCCGGTCGCCACCGCTGCCGTTGCGGTCGTGTCCAGCCGTCGAATGACGGCCAGGAACTTCTGGATCAGTATCCCCCGCACATCAGACCCCACCGATGCCGACAGGCCCCATGAACGACGACAGGATCGCGTCCACCTCCGGGATGCCCGTGGCACCAGAGTCGCCCGATGGCCCGCCGCCGTCGCCCGGCTTGAACCACTCGACTGACTGGTCCCTGGTCTGCTGCTTCTTGATGCCGCTCGCGCTGCTGAACGGTGACGACAGGCCGCTGCCCAGCGTGAACGCCTTGTCGATGGCCAGGATCGTCGCGGCACGCTTGATCAGCGCCGGGGTCTGTCCCAGCGAAAGGGGGATCTGGCTCCCGTCCGCCGTCTCGCCCACGAAGTCGCCTGGGCCAAGCTCGGTGTAGCCGAAGATCCCGAACAGCCGGATGTTCTTCTTGCCACGGACGAACCGGGAGTCGTACAGGCCGTTCCGCCGGAACCGGGGCGTGATGTACGCCTCGTCATAGCTCAACAACGGGTTGGCGCGGTCGTCCGGTGCCGTCTGCCCTCGGGTCAGGTGCCGGTTGTAGACCATCAGGTCCGGCAGGTGGATCACCGTGCTCGTCCCATCCTTGAACTCGGTCGCCTTGGCCAGCAGGATGATCGGCACGTCCAGGTGTATCTCCGGGTATCGCTCGCCGTCGAAGCTGAACAGGCACCACCTCGGCTCAAACCACTGCCTGGTGATGCGGTCGATCATGTCCGTGGCCAGGTCGATCCCGCGCTGGACCATGGCGTCTGTCAGCGGTGGGTTGGCGTAGCCCTCGTCCCGCACGTCCTGGATCGT